CAGGAACGTGGTTTCAAAACAAAATAGAAAAAACAAAGGCAGATGGACAAGCTAAAGTTGCAGAGGCAAAAGCTCGTGCTACTGTTGCTGAGAAGGTTGCAACAGGTCAGGTCGAGTGGGAAGGTAAGATGGCAGATGCTACAGTGGATTCGTGGAAAGACGAATTTGCATTAGTTGTGCTACTAGCTCCTGCTATACTAGTCTTCATTCCCGGTATGAGAGAATATGTAAAAGATGGCTTTGAGATACTAGCTACACTTCCTGATTGGTATCAGTACCTATTGTATATAGCCATATCTGCATCGTTTGGCATCAAAGGTGTAGGACAAGCAGCTAAGATGTTGAAGAAGAAATGAGCTTAAAAGCCTTGACATTTCTAAGAATTTCTGCTATAATTAGTAACATAGGAAACTATTTTTGGCATCTGCACGTAAAAGAAATACGTAAACAACAAATAAAATCAGGACTTAGACAATGAACATAAATACACTCAGAGAAGAAATTGAGGCAGATGAGGGTGTAAAGTATGAACTGTATTATTGCTCAGAAAATCATTTAACTGGGGGGATAGGGCATCTTATCACAGAGTGGGATATAGATTACTATGGTAAACCTATAGGATATCCTGTGCCTGAACAACAAGTACAAGATTGGTTTTTAAATGATGTACAAGTTGCAATACAAGACTGCCAAACTATATTCGGTGCTTTTGATAAGCTCCCTGAAGATATACAACACGTATTAATCAATATGTCATTCCAACTTGGTAAACCTCGTTTATCCAAATTTAAGAAGATGATAGCTGCTGTAGAGGCAGAAGACTATCAAGAAATGGCAAATCAGATGGAAGACTCACGTTGGTACAAACAAACAACCAACAGAGCACAGCGTTTAATAGACAGAGTTATAACACAAGGAATACCACATTGAGCAGAGAGCTAACAGAAAGACAACAGAAGTTTTTAGAAGTCTTGTTTGAAGAAGCACATGGCGATGTTGTACAAGCAAAGTTACTAGCAGGTTACTCTGAGAAAACATCTACAGCAAGTGTAGTGGCTTCTATGAAAGATGAAATCATGGATGCTACAACATTATATATGAGCAGAAACGCACCAAAGGCAGCAGTGGCTATGGTGAGTGGTGTTGATGACCCAACGCAGTTAGGCATCAGAGATAAACTATCTGCATCAAAAGAACTGTTAGACAGAGTTGGTTTAATTAAAACAGAGAAAGTTCAAGTAGAGGCATCAGGTGGTGTTATGATACTGCCACCAAAGAAAGGCGAGTAACATGGATGAAAAAACAGAAATAGCAGTAGCTAAATCTATCCATGAATGGTCAGCAGGAAGATTAAAGGCTTCTCAGGTTCATAAAAATCTTAAAGCACTTGGCTATAAAACAAATCTAAGAGGGATAATTGCAGGTACAGCACCTGTGCATAAAATAGGCGATGACGAGCCAATAAGATACATTGTTTTTAAAACAGGTGGACTAGCTACTAAAAAGTATGCTAACCCTGTGACTTTTGTTAACAATATAAAAAAGAAGTAATGGATAGAAGTTTAGGTAAGTGGAAGTTACCACAACCCACAGATTTAAAAGATGAAGATGAAAAGGAGTGGATACAGATACCACGTATAGCACGAACTGTTCCTTTCGGTTATAAGATTAATGAAGATGATAGAGAATTACTTGACCCCATACCATATGAGTTAGAGGCACTAGAGTTAGCAAGGAGACACGTGAAACAATATTCACTAAGGCAAGTTGCTAATTGGCTGACAACAAAGACAGGCAGACAGATATCTCATATTGGTTTAAGGAAAAGATTATTACATGAACGACAACGTAAGAACAAGGCTAGAACTCTTAAACGATGGTCCGAGTATGCCACGAAAGCAATCGAGAAAGCGAAAGCCATCGAAGAAGGTAGAGTCGGAGCAAAAGCCTAAGATAACAGATGACGTGGAGTCTATACCTGTTGCAGAACAGAATGTAGTATTCCAACCAAACGAAGGACCTCAAACAGAGTTTCTTGCTTCACCTGAAAGAGAAGTCTTATATGGTGGTAGTGCAGGTGGTGGTAAGTCATATGCTATGTTAGCAGACCCACTACGTTATATGGGTCACTCGCAGTTTAGTGGATTGTTGTTACGACG